ATGCAGGCGGACGAGCTCAAGGGGTCGCTCGTCAAGCGGGCCGAGGTCGAGCAGATGTTCGCCGATCGCGTTCATGAGGTCGCCAGCAAGCTCGACGGGCTGGGCCGTGGCCTAGCCCCTCGACTTGTCGGTCTCCATGCGCGGGAGATCGAGAAGGAAATCAACGCAGCAACACGGGCGATTCGGGAGCATTTCGCACGAGCGAGGCCGCTGTAATGGCGAAGCGGTGCGCATTGTTTCCAGCCGAGATTGCCGCATGGACTCCACCCGAGGAGCTCACCGTCGCTGAATGGGCTGACAAATACCGCGTGCTCGATCCGATCACGAGCGCAGAGCCCGGCCCGTGGCGCACCGACCGCACGCCTTACCTGCGCGGGATCTTTGACGCATTCCTCGATCCGCGATACGAGCAGATCACGATCATGGCGTCGACGCAGGTCGCCAAGACCGAAACCATGCTCAACCTGCTGGGGTACCTCATCGATCAAGACCCCGGGCCGGCGCTGTTCGTAATGCCCCGCGAAGCCGACGCCAAGAAGATGGCGCACCGCCGGTTCAGGCCGATGCTAGAGAGCTCGCCAAGGCTGGCGCGATATATCAGCGAGGCGAAGTCTGACCGCAAAACGATTGAGTACCGGCTTGGTCAGTCGCTTGTCTCATTTGCCTGGGCAAACTCTCCGGCCGCGCTTGCCTCGACTCCGGCGCGGTATCTGTTTCTCGACGAGGTGGACAAGTACCCGGCGTTCAGCGGCAAAGAAGCCGACCCGATCAGCCTGGCAGAAGAGCGCCAGCGCACATTCTGGAACCGCAAGCGCGTGCTGGCGAGCACCCCGACGACGGCAGACGGTTACATCTCCCGGGCATGGGAGACGAGCACGCAGGCGCTTTACTATCTACCGTGCGCAAAATGCGACGGTTTCCAGACCATGAAGTTCCCCTCGATCCGCTGGCCGGAAGACGTGCGCGACCCCAACACGATCCGCAGCGATCAGCTCTGCGTCTACGTCTGCGAGCACTGCGAGCGCGAGCTCGACGAGGACGACCGTCGCCGAATGCTGGGACGCGGGGTCTGGTGCCCAGACGGCTGCAGGATTGACGAAGCCGGCGACGTGCTCGGATCGCCGAGGGAAGTGAACAACGCCGGATTCCACCTCTCTGCGCTGCTGTCGCCGTGGCTCACAATGTCTGAGATTGCGGCCAAGTTCCTCGAGGCGAAAGACGACACGCCCAGGCTGCTGAACTTCGTCAACTCGTGGCTGGGCGAAAAATGGGAGGAGCGCGGGGAGACCCTCTCTCCGGCGCATGTTGCAGCTCGAGCGTGCCACCACCACCGAGGGACCGTGCCCGAGGAAGCCGTCGTTCTCACGGGCGGGGTCGACGTGCAGCAAAATCATATCTACTACACGATCAGGGCATGGGGGCCGGGCGAGACCTCGTGGCTCGTCGAGGCCGATAGGGTCGAGTCGTGGGAGCAGCTACTGGCAATCCTAACCAGATCGGCGTTCCCGGTCGTTGGGAGCTCGGACACTAGCCTGCGCGTGCGCCTGACCTGTATTGACAGCGGCCACCGCACAGACGAGGTGTACGGGGTTTGCCGGCGGTTCCCCGACCTCCTGCGTCCGATCAAAGGCCAGCAGAAGATTGCCGGTGGTGTCCCGATCCGCATGACGAGGGTCGAGCGTAACTACCAAGGCCAGACCGCACGCACGGGTGTGAAGCTGTGGCACCTCGACACGTCGCATTTCAAGGACAAGCTGGTGCGGCTCATGCGGACCCCGCTTGAGGAGTCGGGCGCATGGCAGCTCCACGCCGACCCCGCTGAGGAATACCTGCGGGAGGTCACGAGCGAGCACAAGGTAGTGCGAATTGACCGCAAGACCGGGCGCACCCACAGCGCCTGGACGGTTCGTCCCGGCCACGGTGCCAACCACTGGCTGGACTGCGAGGTCTACGCGCTGGCGGCTGCCGATATGCTCGGCGTGCATTTGTACGGTGCAATCGAGGACGAGGTGACCGAGCCTGCGCCGGCACCGACGCCGAACACGGCGCGGATCAACACGGAGCTCGCGCGGGATCGCAGCTTTGACTCAAAGCAATCAAAGCGCAAAAGCACGCACGGAGGGAGCTGGGTCAATAAAGCACCGAATCGGCGCGGGCCGAGCGGCTGGGTCAAGTGAGTGGCGACTCGTGGGTCTTCGGCGATCGAAGGCGCAAACGACCCGCGAAGCCAGCGCAGAAATCGCACAAGGAAGAAGGGGACGGCTGGATCGTCGTCGAGTTTAGCGTCGTGAAGTGTCCCGCCTGTAACAGCCCGGCCCGCACGGTGAAGCGCATGGAGTCAGGAATGCGATATCACCGGTGCGGTGACGAAAACTGCAACCTGCCATTCAAGTCGATCGAGCGCAGCGCCCGTGTCCTTTTCTGCCCCGGGGGAATGCGCCGATTGTTATGGAAGGGCAATAGGTGATAAAAGACCGACATGGCTACAGCAGCAGAAACGCTAGCAGCGATCGACACCGCCATCGAAACGCGCTTGACCACTGGCGAGCTCGTCACAGAGTTCACCATCAACGGGCGCACCGTGCGTTACGAGACTCTCGACGCGCTGATGCGCCTGCGCGCCCTCTACGAGAAGGTGGCCGCTCGCGAAGCCCGCAGCAATAGCACGGGTACTTTGCTGGCGCGATTCAGGAGGCCGTGATGGCGAAGCGCCGAGCAGTGCAGGACAAAGCCAACAGACTGACGCGCTGGGCTGACGGCGTGATCGGGATCATCTCGCCGGCCACTGCGCTCAAGCGCCAGCAGTACCGAGCGGCTGCGCAGTCGACGAAATTCAACCACTACGCCAGGTCAGCGCACGATCGAACCCGCGCCGACTGGTACAGCGTGCAGGGATCGGCCGACGCTGAGATCCTCCCTGACCTGCCGGGGGTGCGTGGCCGCTCGAGGGAGCTCGTTTCCAACGACAGCATGGCCGCCTCGATCGTGCAGACACTGGTAGACAACACGGTCGGCACTGGCATTCGGGCGCAGTCAGCGCCGGATCGCCGAATGCTGAACGTCAGCGACGAGCAGGTCATCGCGTGCCGCACCGCAGCAGAAGAGCGATGGCAGGTCTGGTCCAACGAGTGTGAGTTCACTGGCCGGCACGACCTGCACAGCCTGATGCGGTTGGTGACGCGCCAATGGATCGAGTGCGGTGAGGTCTTCCTGATCCGCAACATGAAGCGCAACGACCCCAGCCGGTCTTTCTGGACCTGCTTTGACGTGATTGATCCTGACCGGATCAGCTCGCCCAACAACGTGGATCGGCTCGATACGTCGAGCGGCAAGAACCAGATCCGCAGCGGGGTCGAGCTAACCAGCAAGGGTATTCCGGTCGCGTACCATGTGCGTCTGGGCCACCCTGGCGATGGGATCTACGACACAACGCGCAGCAACGAGTGGCGCAGGATCAGTGCTCGAGATAGCGCCGGCCGCGTGAACGTGATTCACCTGTACCGCCAGGACCGGCCGGGGCAGACACGAGGACTGCCGTGGCTCGCGCCAGTCATGGGCACCCTCGATCACCTCGCCCGATTCCAAGAGGCCGCGCTCGTGCGCGAGCGTGTCGCTGCCTGCTTCGCTGCGTTCATTGTGAAGCCGGAGCACGACATGGGCGTCCCGCTCGACGCTACTGGCAGCAGCGAGCAGCGGGCGCTCGACCTCGAGCCCGGCTCGATCGAGCAGCTCCTGCCCGGGGAGGACATCCGGTTCCCCAACCTCGGCGGGCTCGGCCAAGATTTTAGCAGCTTCATGAATCACAACATGCGTCAGGTCGGCGCGGCTCTCGGGCTGCCGCTCGAACTGTTCGCGAAGGATTTCAGCCAGACCAACTACAGCTCCGCACGGGCAGCCATGATCGAGGCCCGCAGGGTGTTCCAGCAAACGCAGCACGCGCTCATGCGCTCGGTGCTCACGCCGATGTGGAATCTCGTTTTCGAGGAGGGCTATCTGCGCGGGTATCTGGGGACTCTGCCCGGGGCCGACGCAGACCTCGGGCCGTGGTGCAAGGCCCGCTGGGTGCCGCCTGGTTACGGCTGGGTCGATCCAGTCAAAGAGATCAGCGCGTCTCAATCGGCGATCGAGGTCGGCGTCAGCACGCTGTCAGACGAAGCCGCTGCCCAGGGGCGCGACTGGGAAGAGGTGCTCGAGCAGCAGGCCCGCGAAAAGCAGCGCCGGCTTGAGCTCGGCTTGTTCCCCAACGGGGTCGAGCCCAACAACAGCGAGGAGGAGCAGAATGCCTGATCGCGACGAGCGCGACACGCTCGACATGCCCGCCGGCGCAGCGCGATTCGCTGAGGCCGACACGGTGCGTTTTGAGTACACGACGGACAATGAAGAAGCCGGCGGAAACCTGCGCGTGTTTGCCAACAGCGGCCAGCCGATTGAGGGCCATTGGTACTGGGGCAACTTCGCGATCGACCTAGACGGGCTCGAGGTGGGCCGGCAAGCCAAGCCGATCCTGCTGGACCACGACGCCAGCGCGATCGTCGGCTACACGCACACGATCGAGAAAACTGAGGACGGTATCGTCGCCGAGGGGACGATTCTGTCAGGCGAGGGCGACGACTTCGCTGCGGCGCGTAAGGTCAGCAACCTAGCCGCGCAGGGCTTCCCGTGGCAAGCCAGCGTCTACGTCCCCCCGCTGTCCGTCGAGCGCGTGCCGGCGGGCAAGTCAGCAACTGTGAACGGATTCACCCTGGACGGTCCAGGTCACATCTTCCGTAAGTCGGTGCTGCGCGAGGTCACGGTTACCTCGCTGGGTGCCGACGAGAATACTGACGCGGAAATGTTCCGCGAAGGGAAGGAGCGTATCGTGGCAAAGCTCACGGATGCTTCGAGTGACGTTGAGACTTGCGAGGTCGCTCGCAACATCAGCGAGGTCGAGCAGGCCGAGCTGAGTCTCGGCGAGGACACTGGGGGAGCGGCTGTGGAGCCTGCGTCGGTCGATCCGACCGCCGACACCGCGATGCTCTCCGACCAGATCACCGACGCGGTGGCCACCGAGCGCCAGCGTATCGCCCGTCTTATGAAGGCCAGCGAGCCGCACCAGTCGGCGCTGCTGTCTGACCTGATCGAGAAGGGCGTTGAGCTGACCGAGGGGCTGGAGGCGCTGATCGACGACGCCAAGACTTTCAAAGCGGGCAAGCTCGAGCAGCTCGCCGAGGAAGCGCCGGAGTCGGTCGAGTTTAGTGACGAGTCGAGCGATCACGACGGCAGCGACGAAGGCAAGGCGCGTGCAAAGTTTGCCGCGAGCCCGGAGCTGCAAGACGAGTTCATGAACAACGTCGACCTGTACCTCTCGTGGTGCCAGGTCGAGGGCAGCATTGAGGGGAGCGCCTAATGGCGAACCTGACCGCGGATACCGTCCGCAAGTACCAGGGCGGCGTTGAGCCGATGTTCGAGCAGTTCCCGATGACTGCCTCTGTCAAAGCGTACCAAGGGTCGGCGATGGGTCACGCCAGCGGCAACGCCAAGATCCTCGCGGGCACTGACACCGTGTTCATCGGCTTTGCCGAGCGGCAGGCGGACAACTCTGCCGGGATCGCCGGCGCGGTCGACGTGACCGTGCGTCAGCGCGGCATGGTCGAGCTCGCGGTCACGGGCGTCACCACGACGACCGCGCCCGGAACCACGATCTACGCCAGCAGCGGCAACGACTTCACCACTACTTCGACGTCGAACAAGTCGATCGGCAAGCTCGTGCGTGCCGTCTCGGCTGGCGTGGCTATCGTCTACTTTGAGGCCACCGGCCTCACCAGCGTCTAGGCGCTAGAATAGGAGACCTGTAATGGGTGCTGAATTCCTGTCCAGCCGCGCCGTCCGGGCGCTTCTCCAGCAGAGCATGGTCTCTGCGACTCCCGACCCGTGGGTCGAGATGGTTTCCACGCTGTTCCAGAGCGATCAGGACAGCGAGACCTACAAGTGGCTTTCGGAAACTCCCGCGCTGCGTGAGTGGAAGGGCCAGCGTCAGGTCAACGATTTCGTCGACTACGGGATCACCGTCATCAACACCCCGTACGAGGCGACGATCGAAGTCAAAAAGCGCGAAATGCGCCGTGACAAGACCGGTCAGCTCGAGATCAAAGTGGGCGACCTGGCCCGCCGCGCCCAGACTCACTGGACCAAGCTGGTCTGCGAGATGCTCGAGTCGAACCCGACCGCCTACGACGGGCAGTCGTTTTTCTCGGCCAGCCACAGCGAGCTCGACAGCGGTACCCAGAGCAACCTGGGCACCAGCAACATCACCACGGCCAACGACCCGACTGCGGCTGACATGAAGGACGCTATTCTGGACGCCGTGTCCAGCATCGTGGGCTTCAAGGACAGCGCCGGCGAGCCGGTCAACGAGGACGCGAGCCAGTTCATGGTGCTCGTCCCGACCAACATGCTGTCGGCGACCGCTGCGGCTGTCGGCAGCTCGGTGATCGTCGAGGCCGGTGGCGCGGTCACCAACACGATGGCGGTCATGGGTAACTTCGGTTTCCGCTACGCGGCCACCGCCCGTTTCACCAGCGACGATGTGTTCTACGTCTTCCGCACTGACGGCATGGTGCCGGCGGTGATTCGTCAGCAGGAGTCGCTCCCGCTGATTACTGCGAAGGCGGAGGGGTCCGACTACGAGCACGACTTCAATGCGCACCAGTACGGTGTGTCGATTGACCGTGCCGTCGCGCCGGGCCGCTGGCAGAACGCTGTCCAGTACACCTTCACCTAACTCTACCTCTTTCAGCGGGGGCACCGTGATGGCGGGTCCGGTGCCCCCGCGCTTTACCTGCTGGAGCCGTGATGCCTAACGAGTTCGTCACCAATGGCACCCAGTTCATCTTTTCGCAGACATCGATGACTGAGGCCGCGACGTACTACCCGAACGGCAATCTGGGCAGCGGCAAGTCGATCCGCGTTGTGACCGAGCGCGAAATGATCGCGCCGCTCGAGTACGCGGAATACACGGCAGGGACTACGGTCATTGTGGAGATTGCCAATGACGCCACGCTGGGCGTGACGTCGGTGAACGAAAACAAAGACCTGATCGACATCGTGCTCGTTGAAGGCGAAGTGGCATCGCGGTGCCTGGTCAATTCCGTGGTGCAATCAGACCCCGGAGTGTTTCGACTCTACTGCACGGCATAGGTGAATCATGGCACGAGACGACTTCACCGCCGGCTTTGGAATCGACGGATACGAGACCTACCGCAGACTGTGGCGCGATGCGCCTGACCGGTTTGCCGAGGGCATGTACCGGGGCGTGCGCCGATCAATTGCGGCATTCCGCCGCGACTTCCTACAGCAAGTGCCGGCCGACATTCGCGGCCGTGGCAACCAACCCGCAAACCAAGGCCCGGGCGGTCGAGCTCGCACGATCGGCAAGGGCTTCCGCTGGACGATGACGCCGGCGACCGAGCAGCAGGTGCGTGGCGACCTCGATACGATCGTCGGGGAGCTGTTCACCGAATCGAAGGCGGCCGCCGGCCTCGAGCTCCCGTCCCGTGTGCGAGCCACAGAGAACCGCAAGCTGGCGATCCCCATCGCAGTGCCGGGGGCACCCAACGCGAGCGCTAGTGGCGGCGTGAAGCCGTCGTGGCGTTATCTGGGGAAGGTCTACCGGACCAAGCGAAACCAGTACGAGTTCAAGTTCGTCAAGAAGCCCGGCGGGGGCGTGACTGTCTTTGCGCAGCCCAAGGCGAGACGCGGGCGCGGTCGCCCGGCTGCCGACGAGCCGCAACGCCGTCCAGGGCGTGCGTTCCCGATCTTCTACCTGACGACCGAGGTCGTCAACGTGGGCAACCGGCTGCGCTTCTTCCGCACGTGGGACGATTACGATCAGCAGATTAGCCGGCGCATGATGCAGGAGCTCGACAAAGAGATCCGCGAGCTGGCGAAGGCGAGGGCGTCCCGTGGCTGATTCGAGGCGTGAGCTACTTGTGCAGCAGGTCGCCAACGTGCTCGGGGCGATGTCGCAAGCCGCAGGGTATGAGAACGACTACCCGGGTGGCGTGTCGCGGTTTCAGCGTGAAGGCACGGCGCTCAACAATCCCCCAACGGTCGTGGTCTCGCTCATCCAAGACGTCAAAGACAATCGCAGCGAGCACATCATTACGGGCACGGCTGAAATCGCCGTCGAGGTGTTCGCCGTAGACGCCGGCGACCTGGGCGAATCGACAGGAGCTTATCTCGACTCGCTCGCGCAAGATGTCGAGAAGGCGATCGGCAGTGACTCGACGATGGGCGGTTACGCCACGCACTGTTACGTCGAGACGGTGCGTCCGTTCGGCCTGATTGACGGGCTGCCCTACGTCGGCGTGAACGTGAAAGTCATGGCAGAGTACCGGCACGCTCGAGGTGCCCCGGAAACGGGGGCCTGATGATCCTGAACGTGCGCCCGGAGACTCTCCAAGAACGACAGGTTTACCGAACCATTCGGCCGCCAGCCGAGTCAGGCATGATCCACAGACGATCGGTCTGGGAGCCTTGGGGCGGTCAGCTAAGACAATGGGTCATGGGCTGGGAAATCGCCAGCGTGGCCGAGAAAGACGCTGTGAAGGCGCTGTGGGATCAGACCTACAACGGCGTGCTGTCCATGGAGTACACCCCGCCAAACGAGGCCGCGACGGTCGTGCGCTTCGTCGAGGATACGTTTGAGTGGCGATTGGTGACGGCGACCTCGGTCGCGATGACCTTCACCATCGAGGAAGTCAGATAGGAGTTCACGATGCCGCTTCTCTCGAGAAAGCAGCAGATTGCCGCCAAGGTGGAGGGCACTGAGGGCACGGCTGAGACGCTGGCCGCTGCCGACGCTGCGTTCAACACCTTTGACGTGCAGTTCACCCCGGACATTCAGCAGATCGAGCGCAACCCGAACCGCTCGACGATCGGCAACCTGCCGTCGATCGCCGGCGTGCGCCTGGGCAGCGTTCGGTTCCGCACCGAGCTCGTGGGCAGCGGCAGCGGGTCAGACAACACCCCACCGTTTGCCACCCTAATGAAAGGGTGCGGGTTTCAGGAAACCACGGCGAGCATCGCTATGACGATTAGCAGTGCCAGTGGCACGTTTCTGCCTGGCGAGTCAATCTCAAACGGTGGAGGGGGTTCAACTACCGTCGTCGTCGGTAACGTCGAAAGCGCGACAACCCTCTACACATCCCTCGTGATCGGTGCTTTCACTGTTGGAGACACGCTCACGGGCTCGGTCAGCGGTGTGACCGCCACTTATGCGTCAGATACGTCAGACAATGCGGTGGCGTATCGCCCGGACAGCACGGGCGGCTCAAGCCTGACGATCGGTGTCTATCAGGACGGCCGGCGTCACCTGCTGCGTGGTTGCCGTGGTAACGTCGTCATGCGCGGTGCGGTGGGTGATGTTGTTGGGCTCGAGTTCGAGTTCACCGGTGCCATTCAATCCACCACTGACGAGGCACTGTTGAGTGGAATCTCGTTCCCCAGCTCGATTCCGCCGCAGTTCCTTGGTGTCGGACTTGCGCTGGACACGTTTAGCCCCGTCTTCGAGACGCTCGAAATGGACATGTCCAACGACCTGGCACCGCGCCGAGATGCGAACGACAGCACCGGCATCATTAGCACGAAGATCACCGCACGCTCGCCTCGTGGCACCCTCGACCCCGAGGCCATGCTCGTCGGCGCTGGCACCGCGCAAGACTTCTACAACAAGCTGTACGCTGGCACGCAGTACGATGCGTCGTTCACTGTCGGCTCGACGAGCGGCAACAAGTTCCTGTGCCATATGCCGAAGCTGCAATATGGCAACGTGAGCGCTGGCGATCGGAACGCCATCCTTACCGACAACATTGACCTGCGTCTGAGCGAGACGGGCGAGGACGACGACATCGTGATTGCCTGCATCTAAACCTTCCTTCCAGGGAGCTGCGGCTTGGACGCAGCAGGTGCGCAGAGAGGTCGGGCTGCGCGTCAGGCAAAGGAGAAACGTGCTTCAGATTGACCCGGAAGGCGTGCATTACTGGACGCCACCGTCGCAGAAACGCAAAAAGCAGCCGCTCGTGCTGCACCTCAAGCCGCTGACCGTCAGGCAGCGGCTTGCGCTGTATCCCACCCTGTCGTCGGGCGATCAGTCAGCGCTGTCAGACAGCATCTGGCAAGTGCTCGAGCAGAACGTGGTGGGCTGGACCAACGTCAACAACTCGGCCGGCGATGCGGTGCCGTTTGCCACCGAGCTCCTCGATCATTTGCCCGACGACATCGCGATCGGCGCTTACGAAGAGATCATGGCGCTGTCGACGGTGGGGGTCGAAGAGGCGGGAAAGTCGTCGTCGCCACGCGGATCGCGCTCGGGCTCGTCGAGCAGCAGTGCGGCAAGTGTCGAGGTCTGAATGGCGAGCGTTACCGGGAGCGGTGGGGCTGCGATGAACCGACCCCGCACGAGCAGTACCGGCTTCCGTGCTATGGGTGCGACAACGACACCTATGGCTGCGCTCTGTGCGACGACAGACGCTGGGTGCCAATGTACCGCTGTCCAAAAGCAGAGCGTGACGAGCAGATCGAGAAAGCCGTGCGGCTGGCGTTGTGGAGTCGAGACGACGGCCCACTGCCAGCTCGAGGCGGTGCTCTGGATCAGTCGGCCTGGTTCATGGACGTGCGCGACATTGTGACGGCGACCGTGGCCGAGGCGCAGACTGAAGCGAGACAATAGCAGGAGGCCAGCATGGCGCAGACGCAACGCAGAACGCTTGAGACCCGACTCACAGCGCGGAACGAGACGCGCACTGCGTTCACGCAGGTCGAGCGGAGTCTGCGCCGCATTCGCACCGCTGGCGATCGAGCATTCCAAGGGATTACCCGGGCCGCGAGATCGACCAAGGGGCAACTTGCCGCGCTAGTCGCCACACTTGGCGGTATCCAAAAGCTCGTCATAGATCCGGCGCAATTTGAAGACTCAATCATTCGCATCACGCTTGCCGGCGATGCGTTTGTCGGAAAAGTCGACGAGATCCGGGATGCGATCGACAACCTAGCGACCTCGACGGGCACCCAACGCACTGAGCTGGCCGCAGCTTTCAACGTGGCCGCTCGGCGTGCCGAGGACTACGCCGAGGCGCTCGAGCTCGTGACAACGGCCAACAAGCTGGCTGCGCTGTCTGGATCTGACGTCACCGAGGCGGTGACCGGGCTGGATTCCGTCATCGAAGCGTTTGGCGGGTCGATCAATGAAGTCGAGCAGATTGCCGCCCAGCTCTTTGAGGCGACGCGCCGGCTGCCCGAGTCGCAGGGTGAGATCCTCACCCAGCTCGGCAACATCGCACCGCAGGCGCGTCTGGCCGGCCTCGGGCTTGACGATCTGCTGGCCGCGATTGCTACGGCCGAGGCGCAGGGTATCCGAACCAGCACGACCTTCACGGCGCTGCGTTCGATCCTCGATCAGCTTACGAGCCCGGCGGGCGCGGCTGCGGATCGGTTCCGTGACCTGGGCGTGCAGACCGGGCAAAACGCGCTCGCAGGCCAGAACCTCGGGGAAGTCTTTGCGCGGATCGCGGCCGGCGCGGAGCGTGTTGGTAACGGGCTCGGCGACTTAGGCATCCGAGGCCGATCGGTCAGTGCCTTCCTAGCGATCGCCAGCGATGAAGGCGAGCGATTCCGCGACACGTTGAACACGCTCAACAGCGCGTCGGTGCCTGAGTTTAACGCGGCTTTCGACACGGTGAACAGCACCACGAAATCGGCGATCGATGCGTTTGGCGAGCTTGCACGCGCAGCGGCTGACGCTTTCGGCGGAGTCTTTCTCGACGACGTGAACAGATCGCTGGGAGAAGCTACAAGCCGGACCACACTGCTCAAACTAGAAGCAGAGCGGGTCGCTTTGCAGATCAAGAGATGGGTGGCCGAGCTGCGCCCGTTCTTTGCCACCATTCAGGCTGGCATTGTTACAATCGCGTCCGGGTTTGAGATCGCAGCCAGAGCGTTTTCTGACAACTTCATCGTCGGCATCACCAAGATCCGGCTGGCATGGTCTACTGCGGTGCTCGCCTTCGGAGAGCAGTTTCGCCCGTTCATTGAAGAAGCGCAGACGCAGTTCACGGATCTGTACAACCTCATCGCCGAACGGGTGCCAGGGCTTGATCCGATCGGCATGACGGCCAAGCAGACGAGAGAGGCGCTGCGAGGGCTTGCGAGGCAGCAGCAATCTCTACTAAACCTGCAAGACAACGCGCAGGCCACAATCGAAAAATGGGAGGCGAGCGGCGATGCGAGACTCTTACGCTTTGCCGCGCGATTGCGCGAGCGGCTGAAGACTGTTGAAAGTGACTTGGAAGCCGTCAGGCAAAAACGCCTCGCGCTGCTAAAAACAGAGACCGACCCGTTTGCAGAACGCCGTGCAGACCTTATTGCGCTGACTGCCGAGCTAGATCAGCTCGTGGATCGTCAAAAGCCGATCGCCGACCAGCTCGCTACTCTTGAGGAGATCGGTACACGAGTGCGGGATGCATGGGCGGCCATTGGTCCGGCCATTGGATCAGGCCGTGATCGAGCTGACGAGCTGGCCGAAGCTATCGCTGAGGTCACCAAAGAAATCGAGCGCCTCAATGATACGGCCGGCGAGATCGTCCCGACCCCGTTCCCGCAGCCGATCGGGCCTGAGCTACCGAACGCGGAACCGGCTGTGGGCGCTCCGACTGCGGGCGCAGGTCAGCAGGCCGTGCCAGGGGACGACAAGCCGACAAAATCAGCAATCGAGAACCTGACGATTCTTGGAAAACTGCTCGACAATCTGCCCGATAAAGGCACGGCTGTCCGAAGCGCGTTGGAGCAATCGTTCAGCGGGGCGTTTGCTGGCTTCATTAGCGGTGCGCAATCGGCAGAAGAAGCGGCTGCCAGCTTCTTCCAGACGTTGCAGCGTGGACTGGCACAGATTGCCGCTGACGCACTAGCCGCTCGAATCGTGAATGCGATCGTGGGAGACGCAAGCCCGGGCGGCGACGGCGGCGGAGCTACTGCGGCTGCGGCAGACGGTGGCGTTGTGGCGGCGTTTGCGCATGGCGGAATGAGCCGGTCTGCGTCGAGCTCGAGCGCGACGACGGTGCGAGCTTTCGCAGACGGCGGGCCGTTCCTCGGTGCAGCGAAATCGTCGTCCGCGACACGCTCGCGCATGTTCGGACTGTTCGCAGAGGCCGGGCTTTCTGAGGCGATCGTGCCCCTCGGTGACGGTGATGCCGTTCCCCTAAGACTCGACGCAGGGGGTCGTCCTGTCGTTGCGCTGCCTGGCGGTCGCAAGATCGCTGCGAACGTGCGCGGGGACGGTATCACCGACGCCGAGGCCATGACCCAGCTCGAGGGCATGTTGGCCGGTGGTGGCAGCAATCCCGTCAGTGGCGGCATTCGCGGCGGGATCGTGCGGCGGCCCCTGCTGACGCAAATGCCGGCGGACGGCAGCAACACGGCTGCGATCCCGCTACCCAACGCCCTGGGCGTCCCGGTCACCGTGCACGGTGACGGCAGCGTCACGGTCGATCTGCCCAAGGGTCGAGAGCTGCCGACGACGGCTGGACCGCGTGCCGCCCGCGTCAGGGCGCCCAGAGTGCCCGTCATGGCGTTCGCTGACGGTGGATACCTACCCGGTGGCAGCATTGGCGTCAGCTCGTCAGGGGGCGCTGTAGCGGGCGCTGTGGGCAGCACGCCGAGCGCGGCCGTCTACAACGTCACAATTCAAGCGATGGACGGGCCATCCGTCGAGCGCGTCCTGAGCTCGCCCGCCGGCAAACGGTCGATCGAGGCTGCGTTCCGCAACGCGACCGTCACCAGGAGGGACTTCCGCCGGTGAACGAAGTCACGCTGACCTCGTTTCAGTCGCTGCTGGACGCCAATGGCGACGGGATCGTGCGCTCGATCCCGGTGCAGCTCAACGGTGCTCGAGCCAGCTTCACCCCTAATGCTATGCCTTCGACGAGCGGTGTGGCCGGCGTGGAGTGTGAGTTCGCCAACGAGCAGATCCTGACCTCGAGCACGGTGCCGTGGTTCACCTCCATCGAAGACATCACGACGTACCCCAGCTACATCGCAAACCTGAGCGAGATGGGCGCAGGGCTTTACGGTGGGTCATACCTTGAGGGTGCGCCGGTGACCTACGGGACCGGGCACTATTGGGAAGAGGGCGTGATTCACGCCTATGCGGGCGAGGGCCGGCACTACCTCGGCTGCGACGGCGGCAGCGGTGCGAATCGGGGTGTCAGCTATATCGAGTTCGCGGCGGGGGCCAGCACCGGCACGTTCGTTCACGAGTACGGCGATCCGCCTGGCAGCGCTACTGAATACACAATCACATTCAACAGCGTGCCGATCGCGCCCACCTACGCGGCTCCTTCGTTCCCGAATCCGCTGTACTACCGATTCGTGCGCAACGCCAAGCAAGTGTTCTACGAGGGGTCCTCACAGACCCTCGTGTTCATGCATTTGCATGTTGAGCAAAACGGGCAGACCTACAACCAGCAGTTCGATTACCTCGCACCGACGGGTCTGAGCACCGGCGGCACTGGACCGTTTCAGCTTGGGTACCCGACGACCGACACCTCGGTCGCCAAGCCGGGCACCCGATTCCTTTGGTGGAGAGCTCAAGGCAGCGACACGCAGCCGCCCGATTATGACTTTGGGTTCTCGACCTGGTGGACTGCGCCCGAGGTCTACAGCACCACGGCGCAGTCGTTCGCGTCTCACGGCGGCACTGTCGCGGGCTGGTTCGATAGCGGCGACACGGGCGCATATTGGAAAACGCTGACGCTGCCCAACATCCTGACTCGTGGTGGGACTACGGTCGGGACGGGCTCCAGTGTCGGCCTGCGCTTTGTCGCGACTAACTCGCTGCCAGTCGGCTCGAGCACTGCGCTGATGTCAGGGGGACCCCAGACCGTGTACGCGGGGGTCAGCCCGCAGTACGACCTGGGCAACGCGCAGGGTCGGTACTTGGCAATCGAGCTAACGTTCACGCCGGGGACAGCTTGGCCCATGAACGCAGCCAACGCTTACCTGCAAGGACAGCCGGGCGTGCTGCCTGAAGCGGTGGCGATCTGGGAGACGGTCGCAAGCCCGCCTGCCCCGCCCGGGCCGCCGCTCGTCGAGCTGACTTTCGCCAGCGAGGGCACGGCTGTCGCCAGTCTGCCCTACACGCCGGAATTCGCGATCGAAGACAGCGTGACGTGGCGCAAGAACGTCTTTGAAGCCGAGGCACCATACACGCGCCGGCGACTGATCGGGACAGCCACGCGGGACCGCTGGCGGCTGCGCTGGACCCTCACGGCGGCAGAGTACGACGTCATGCACCAGTTCTTTGAGGACAGACGAGGTGGAGCGCAGTCGATTGCGTGGCTGGCACCTAACGAAAAGATCATCCGCACGGTCAGCCTGCTCGACGACTCAATCACCTACACCAAGCTGGCACCAAACGCCTACCGCCTCGAGGCAACTGTCGAGGAGGTGCTGCCGTGAATCGACGCGAGGAGCTCCAGCGTATGCGCGAGCAGATCAACCGCGCACTGGCTGAGATTGCAGAGGCCGGCGAGCGCCTGGACGATCTGATGCAGGACGCCGGGCAAGTGCTGCCCGACTACGACACGGATTACGAGGTCGACTGATGGTTCACGAGATCAGCGCCAGCGGCCGCGAAGAAAAAAACAAACCGGAAAACCAGCAGCCGTGGGTGCTGTTGTTTGACGTGCAGGTCGGTGACGCTGAGTGGGTGTTCCTGGTCAATAACGAGGAGGATGTGACCTTCAACGGCCGCACCTACAAACGATTCCCGATCAGCATCAGCGAGCTGGAGGAGAACGCACGCGGCGATCTGCCCGTGCTGGACGTGTCGGTCAGCAATGCGACCCGCGAGGTGCAGAGCTTTCTGGAGCGGCGGAACGGGCTTCTGGACCGTTCTGTGAAGCTCTATATCGTGAGCACGGCGCTTTTGTCCGACGCCAGCGCCGCAGTGTCGCAACAATTCACGATCACGAGCTCATTTGCTGACGCCGAGCGCGTGACGTTCCGTCTTTCGCAACTTCCGCTCGTCGAGGTCAAGATGCCGCACCAGATATACAGTCGATCGCGGTGCCGATGGGAGTTCAAGTCACCCGAATGCGGCTGGAGCTTGCCATCGTTGCCTGCCGGCGTCGGCGACAGCGCGGCCTGCACTAAACTGCGCACCGGAACAGGTGGCTGCGAGTGGCACGGGCAGCAGTACACCGACGCAGGCCAGACCAGTCTCTGGCCGGCTCGATTCGGTGGCTTCCCTACAATCCCGCGCCGGAGGCAGTGACGTGCAGCGTGATACGATGCTGGATTACAGCGACCTGATCGGCCTTCCTTACGGGTGGCGCGAATCAGGGCACGCTTACGATTGCTTCACCCTCGTGGCCGAAGTCTTCGCCAGGCTTGGGTGGAAATATCAGATTCCGGTGCAGATCCGCGAGCAGTTCCCAGACAAACACATCGAGACGGACAAGCTGGACGGCGACATCTGGACATGGGTTCCAACATGCCGAGAAATCGGTGACGTGGCACTGATCCGTGGGCCGATGAGTGCCGGCGAGCCGAACCACAACGGTATCGCGAAACACTGCGCAATCATGGTCGGTCGTGATGTCATGCTGGAGGCTACGGAGCGGCACGGGGTGCATGTCATTCGATGGTCGCGGCTGCGGCATTTTGCCGTCGCCTGCGTTCGCTATAGCGGGGTGTACGAATGATCCGCGTGCATCGCGTAACGGCGTGGCCGCACTGCCGCGTGACAGAGACTGAGCTGCGGCTATACCGGGATGACGCCACTGTCGCGGATTACGCGCCGGCTGAGGCGCTAACCGATCCGCACTATGCCTGCGTGGCTAACGGGGAGCTCATCCACCACGGCGACTGGCAAGACCGTCGGGTCCAGTACAGCGACGATCTCGCGTTCGTGCATCTTCCTGGCGATCCGGTCAGCATCGGAGTGTTTCTCGTCGAGGCTCTCGTCACCGCTGTCGTTGCTTACGCTGTCGGTCTAGGTATCAACGCGCTGTTCGGTGAGCCTGACGTCGATAACCCGTTCGAGGGCGCAACGAGCAGCACCTACAGTTTCGACGGCATTCAGAACACAGCGTCGTCGGGCTTGCCTATCCCGATCGTGTATGGGACGCACGTCGTCGGTGGCAACGTCGTCAGCATCAACCTAGAAGGCAACAACCCGTACATCACCGGGGAAAACTTTGGCAACGCGCTCGATCTGGTGCTGGCAATCTGTGAGGGCGAGATCGACGCCGTGCTCGAGACGCGGATCAACGGCAACGAGCTGTCAGCCTACGGCGCTCGGGCCACGATCGAGCACAACCTGGGCGCAAACTACCAGAGCCCGCTAGGCGGCGGCGGTCAGTTTCAGCTCTACAGCGTCGGCCTCGAGCTCGTGAACAACCCCAACGGTGACCCGAACGACACAACGACGTGGCAGGGTGGCCCGATCCTCGACTACCAGACGAATCAGTCTGTAGACCGCGTACGGTTCAACGTGACGCACCCTCGTGGTCTGATTTACCTCAACCCGACGAACGGCAACAGCAACCCTGAGACGACGGCATTCCGCGTGCGCTACCGGCTCGCCAGCGCCCCGACTGGCGTTTGGTCATCGTGGCAAAACCGCTTTGTCACGGGCAATCAGATCGCACCGTTCACGACCGTCGAGGAGCTGCAATTGCCGTTTCGAGACGTCTACGACGTGCAGATCCAAAACTGGAAGGCGTCACCGACGTCATCGGCCTATCACCACGATCTGTTCCTCGACTCGATCACCGAGGTCATTGACTCCGATGCGCAGTACCCCAACGTTGCGCATACGCGGCTGCGCATTGAAGCCGACCGCAGCGCCAGCGGTGCGCTGCCGACGATCACGCAGACGATCCGTGGTCGTAAGGTGCAGAAATGGGATGGGATTGACGCCGATAATCCGACCTTTGTCGACGCCAGCCCCTACAACAACCCGGCGTGGTGCGCGCTCGATCTGCTGCTCAATGCGCGGTATGGCATGGGCCGCTGGTTCGATTACACCAACGTGGACCTGCAATCGTTCAAAGATTGGGCCGATTACTGCGACGAGCAGGTCGATGACGGCACCGGAAACCTTGAGGCTCGCTGCACGTTTGACGCAGTGATCGACGGCGACGGCAACGCTTGGAACACGCTGCTGCAAATCGCGGCAACGAGCCGTGCCATGTTCGTCATTGTCGGCGATACGATCCGCGTCAAAGTCGAGAAGGCGCGGCAGCCGGTTCAGCTCTTCACGATGGCGAACATAAAGCGCGACTCGTGGCGTCAAGCGTGGGTTTCCAACAAGCTGCGCAGCACCCGCACTGAGGTGCGATACCTCAACAAAGACATGGATTACCTCGTCGATGTCGAGGGAGTCGACGATCAAGACGCGCTCGAGCTGGGGCTGCCGCAGCGCACGACGACAATCGACCGATTCGGAATCACGCGCCGCAGCCAGGCGGTGCGCGAGGCCCGGTTCGCCATGAACCTGCAAAAGCTCACGCAGACAGTCGAGTTTGAGGCCGACCTTGACGCGGTGCTGTGCGAGGCCGGCGACCTGATC